TTATTGAATCGTCAGAACCACGCGGCCTATCAGCCTGATATCATCAATCCCGCAATCAAACGCTACGCCGATGCCGCTGACGTGCACCTTCCTGACCGGAATGCGCGTTAGCGTCCTGACGCTGGCGGTTCCTTCAATTTCGACCAACCAGACGCCGTCATGCATATCTTCAAAATCGGTATCGATGATGTACTGTGTGGTTTCCGCCAACAGTAAGAAAGCACTGCGCGGTTCCTGTTTCAAAGGCGCGTATAACGCTTTATCCAGCATCACATAACCCGCTTCCTCGATTTTGCCGCTGATTAGCTTTTTTCTAACCAGCGTGGGCGTATCGGGTTTGCTTTCAGAGAATTTTGAGCCTTTGCCTGTGATCAACCATTGCAGGTCTGCGCCCGTTTCCATCACGCACTGTAAAACGATATCTGAAGGAAAAACATCACGTTTATAGCGTGCAGACAGGCTACTTGCTGCAATTCCAAGGTGATCTGCAAGCTGCATTTTCATGGTAAAGCCGTAGGCATCGACAACGCGATCCAGAGCTTCTGCGCTCGAGTTCGGAAATTTGAAATTAGTATAAACGCTCATTTTTATTGACACTTAGATTTAGTCTAAGTATCCTCCAGTTTAAGTTAGCCTTTGAATGATGCAACAGGGTGCGGCTTTATCTGATAACTCAGGATTTTGCCTGATGAGGCTCATTTTTACAATCATCAAGCCAGAACCTTATTGTCGCAATGAGATGCAGGGCTAATGCAGTCAGCGCACGTGGGGAGGCGCGTAAAAGCGCGCTTTCATGGCCGAAAGCGCTCTCAGGCCGCGGCTGGCGCAGCAACGCGCCCTGTCTGGGGCAATCTGGGAGAGGACCGTCTGCGCATCTGCCGTTTCGCTTAATGCTTAACGAGCGTCATGGATGAGACAGGCGCGAATCCGCTGTCAGTAAAACGTCACTGTAACAACGATGAGGGTATTGATTCGTCAAAACCCGCTGCAACGTTTATCGGAGGAGCCTATGAACCGCACCGTCCAGCTCATCAGTCAGTCATCTGCCGGGCCACGTTTCACCGCAGAGCAAGACTGCCACAGCGAAAAAATGACGTTTGATGCGTTTCGACAGCACTGGCGCTTACTGCGCGATCACAACCGAAACCCGTCGCTTTGCTATTTTAATCGTCAAAATGATGACTTTAAATTTTGCGTATTAACCCTGGCTAACCGCGACTGCCCGGGCATGTTCAGGCTGGAAGACATTGGCAGGCCTTTCCAGTTTTTTGACCAGGTTCGCCGTGAGCACATCATTATGGCAATGAATAAGCTGGCCCGCTGGGGAAACATGTTGCCGCGTCAGTTCTCAACGGCTGACTGCTTTCTGCCTGAATAAATAAATCACCCCTGACGTGATGACGTAAACCCGTCGGGCATGCCTTTGCCCAAAATCTGGAGAGAAATGATGAATACCGAGACACATCCAATGAACGACACCATGGCCTTTACCCTCAATAAACTGCTCGATAATGAGCGTAAAGCCTGCGCGCTGGCCGTGGCGAAGCGGCTGAGTGCGATAGCAGCGCACATTACGCGGCAGACGCTAAACGGCATCGAAGCAGCAGAGCTGTTGCGATCAGAAGCTGAGCGTTATGAAAACGAATCAGGTGAGATGCGCTAATGGCAGATGCAATCGATATTGCGCTGGCGCGCAGTGAGGAAATCCTGGCGCAAAATATCGCGCAGGTTACGCAACGTCCTGTGGCGATCGGCGCTTCGCTCTGTGAAGAGTGCGACGCACCGATTCCTGAAGCGCGCCGTCGTGCGCTGCAGGGCGTGACCCGCTGCCTTTCCTGTCAGGAGTTGAGCGAGCTGAGAGCGCGTCTTCACTACGGGAATACGCGATGATGTCGTTCGCTTACCCGTGGAATGCCCCGCGGCTGGCGATAGCCAGCCCGTATCTGACCCATGACCAGCAGCAGCACCGTCATCGACAGATTGCGGCGTGGTTGCACGGACAGAGAATTCTTCATGCCCAGCCCAGCATTGTCCAGATGGACGTGAAGCGTCGTCTTGCCAGCCTGGAACAGCAGCAGGGAACAGCCCGGGCCAATGCCTACTTAGCTAAAACCTTTGTTGAGCGCACATTGCCACGTGTTGACGCTGTTAACCGACGTTATCAACTGCATGATATGCGCACGGGCGTTGTCGCACAGCTGACCCGCAGCATGTCCTGCCCGCAGGGCGCAGCCAGAGCCGCCGGCACGCTGTGGGAATTGATGAAACGCTTTAACCGCCTTCCGGATATGTCCCGTGCTGACACAGATGTGCTGGCAGAGGATATCGCGCATTTCATTCACGCGGAGCTGGTGCAACTGCACACTCACGCCCAAACCGATACGGACTACCGTTATACCCACAGACTGTATATGACCGCGGCGGTGATCACCCGTGAGCTGGGTCAGACGCCGCCTCTATGGGAAACCGTCAGCGCCCGCATATTCTGCCCTGAAGCGGTGACCTCGGCCATTCTGCGTATGCAGGCGGAAAAATGGTGGAAAGGTCAGCTGCGTCGTATCAGTGCCTTCTGGCGTGAACATCTGCATATCGCCCTGGCGAACGTTAGTAAAACGCATTCCCCATATGCCAGCCTTATGGCCGTAGCGGAATGGCGTGAGCAACGCCGACGTACCCGTGATTTCCTCCAGGGAATGGATCTGGAGGATGAAGAGGGCAACCGCATCAGCCTGATTGAAAAATACGACGGCAGCGTAGCCAATCCGGCTATTCGCCGGGCTGAACTGATGACGCGGATCCGTGGCTTCGAGACCATCTGTCAGGATATGGGCTTCCGGGCCTGCTTCTACACGTTAACCGCGCCGTCACGCTATCACGCGACCTTACAGAGTGGTCATCGTAACGCAAAATGGACGGGAGCCAGCCCGGCCGAAACACAGCGCTATCTTTGCTCACTCTGGCAAAAAGTGCGGGCCAAACTGCACCGTGAAAAGATCAGTATTTTTGGTTTACGGGTTGCGGAGCCGCATCATGATGGCACGCCCCACTGGCATCTGCTGATGTTTATGCGCCCTGAAGACGTTAACCGCATTGACGAGATCGTGCGCCATTACGCCTGCCAGCAGGACAGTGAGGAACTGGACAGCGCAAAGGCACGCAAAGCCCGTTTTCACGTCGAAGCGATCGATCCGGCGAAAGGCAGCGCGACAGGCTATGTTGCCAAATATGTTTCTAAAAACATTGACGGCTATGCGCTGGAGGGCGAGCGGGATAACGAGAGCGGCAAACCGCTAAGGGAGACGGCGATGGCGGTGTCGGCATGGGCAGCACGCTGGCACATCCGCCAGTTTCAGTTTATTGGAGGCGCGCCCGTAACAGTTTATCGCGAACTTCGCCGCATGGCAGACACCGAAACCGCGCATGGGCTGAGTGTGGAATTCGCCGCGGTGCACGATGCGGCCGATGCCGGTCAATGGGCCGACTACATCAATGCCCAGGGTGGCCCGTTCGTTAAACGCGATGCGCTTGCGGTGCGTACCTGGTATCAGCCCGCCGAAAGCTGTAATGCGTTTGGTGAGGAAATCCAGTCAATTAAGGGCGTTTACGCCACTGCCGTTGGCGCTGATACGCCAGTCCTGACACGATTAAAGATATGGAAGCTGGTGCCCAAACGTGCTGAAGATGCGGGTGACGAAAAAAGCCAATCCGCTTCGTTGTCTTGGAGTTCTGTTAATAACTGTACGGACCCCGTAAGCCGTTTTTATGCCGGAAGTGAGGTATCTGACAATCTGCGCACAGATCCGTGGCGCAGAGATCACAAAGGCGAAAGGGCTTCCAGAATTATCTGCCGGGCTTCGCCTTTACGCATTCCTGGCCCTGTTTCAGGCGACGACAGAGGCGGAGCTTCTCCTGCGACCCAGCCAACGGTGAGGATTTCTTTTTCGCCCTGACGTGACGAAAAGGCGGAGTGAAAACCTGCAGTTTTGGATGGGTAAATGAAGAAAATCTATTGATTTTTCTTACGCTTCTGGCGTGAGTGTGCCTTCACCTGTCTGGCAGGCTGTACAATAAAAGTTGATGCCTATCAACATGATATAATTTTTTACGAACTATCTTAAAACGCTTCCACAGTTAATGAATGCTATGCTACTGTATGTATGTACAGTATTTATTTTGGGGAGGGAATTGTGGGAAATGAATTACATGAGCGAGTCATGCTTGAACGCGTCGAACTTATCGCCAGGCTTACCAGTGAAGGAGCCTGCCGGGAGCGTGACAGGGAAATCGCGTTAAATTTGATCGCCGAACTCGCTGCGAACTACACCCTTTCCGATAACCACTTTTCTGTTGTCTTTGCGGCGACGCCTTTAAAAAAATCATGATGGCGACGCGTTCACAATGACATCAGGACGGTTGTCCGTTGCCTGAGCCATCTTAACGGATGAGAGGGTTCAGGCGCGGGCAACAGCAAAACCGGGCCAGTACGTATTATCGCTGACATCGCGTCGTGAACGAACGAAAACGCCGGGCATTTGCTGCCTGCAGGCATTTGCAGCCCCCTGTTCGCCAGGCGTAGTCTTCCTCCACCTTTACTGAATAACGTTATCCCGGTCGCTTTCCTGTCAGCGTTCGCGGCAATCTTAGGGGTACTGCTCCCTTCCTGTTGCTGGCTTACGACCGCTCCCGGTCATCGCTGTGAAAGCAAATTTGCGCATGTCATCCCAGCGCTTTCGCGACCCTTCCATCGGCGCCCGCATTCCTGGTGTAACCCTCTGCCCGCCCAGCCTTGAGCGGACGACCTTGCGTTGAGCAAGCGCCTGCTGAGGCACACACTACTTCTGACAAGCGGCAGGCACAGCAATCTCTGGATCGCTCTGCGCGAAGGACAATGCACATCGCGTATCCGGGCTATCCGTATTCGGCTTTAGGGCGGTTTGGTGGCCCGACGGTGCAATTCTCTGAACAGGTTTCTGTTGGCCAACGGGGCCTTTATTGCCTGTCACCACGACAGCGGATGTTCTCAACTTATCGCCTACTCGACCATGGCTTTTACGCTCACAAGGGGCCAATCAATGCTGATTTACGCACAACAGGAAGAAACCGTTGATGAGATCTGCTGGCGTTACTACGGACGCACGCAGCAGGCGGTTGAACAGGTTTATGCCGCCAATCCTGGCCTGGCAGAACAAGGCCCAACATTACCGCACGGATGCAGAGTGGTGTTACCGGAGCTGCCTCAGGCGGCCACGGGTGAAACCCTCAATCTGTGGGATTAGCGTCAATGGAAAAAATCAGTTCTCTGATTAATTACCTCATCGGGATCGTCCTGATGTGGTTTGGGCGTCACACACCGCAGGATATCGCCTTTATGGTTGGCTCTGGCGTCGCCGTTTTGACCATGTGCACTAACGTTGCGACGTTTTTTATCAACTGGCACTACCGTCGCAAAACTTACGAGCTTCAGCAGCGCAACTTACAGGGGCTTAACTTTGAGTCAGACCGCTAAACGTTGCGCCGTGGCGGCCGTACTGGCCCTGGCCGCGTTGCTACCGCAAATCAAGATGCTGAAAACCTCTGAAGCCGGCCTGAAGCTGATTGCCGATGCAGAAGGCTGCCGCACCTCGCCTTATCAGTGCAGCGCTGGCGTCTGGACCAACGGCATTGGTCATACGCAAGGTGTTACCCCGACCAGTGTGGTAAACGAGCGACAGGCCGCAGTAAACCTGGTTTACGACGTGATGCGCGTTGAACGCGGGATCGACCAGTGCATGCCACGTGAAATGCCGTCTCAGGTTTATGACGCGGTGGTGTCATTCGGTTTTAACGTTGGCGTGCACGCTGCCTGTCACTCAACTCTGGCGGGATTGATCAACAGCGGCCGTTGGCACGATGCCTGCCTGCAGCTTAAGCGCTGGGTATATGTCAAAGGCGCCTATAACCCGGGCCTGGATAACCGTCGCCAGCGCGAAATGGCGTGGTGTTTAAAAGGAGCGGCATGATGCGACTGGTTGCACTGGCGATCGCCATTTTGCTTATTGCCCTGGGCTTAACCGGCTGGCGCCTTAGCGTGATGGCTCATCAACGGGATGAGGCACAGCGCAGGGTGAGTACGCTGACGGCTGACGTCAGCAGCCGGGACAAGGCGCTGGCCCAACTCGATGCGGATATCCAGGCTACCCGAAAACGCGAGGCGGCACTGCGGCTGCTGCAGAACCAGGCCAGCGTGCAGGCGCTCCATCATGAAACCATTATCAGAAGAGAAACCGATGCCAATCCCGCTTTACGTGCCTGGAGCGCTGCTGCTTTGCCTGCTGACGTTATCCGGCTGCACAGCCGTCCGGCCTTCAGCAATGCCCGAGATTATCTGGACTGGTTGTCCACGCGTGACAAGTTGCCCCATTCCGGAAAACAACCTGCAGACGCAGGGTGATTTGGCGGCGGATAACCGCCAGTTAGAGGCTGCGCTCGCATCGTGCGGGTTGCAGATTGAGATGATTAAAGCGTGCCAGGAGCAGCATGATGTTGAAAGCGACCCAACTCCGCCAGGTGCTGATAAACAGCGTTCCGCTGCTTCAGCAAAATCCTGACAACCTGACGATAGCGATTCAGTCCGGAAACCTGGTTTCCACGCTGGCCAGCTCGCTGTCGTTTGAATACCACTTCCAGCTGGCCGTCACGATTACTGACTACGCAGAGGATATCGATCTGATCATGGTTCCCCTGCTGACATGGCTGCGGGAAAACCAGCCCGACATCATGGTTTCGGATGAGAAACGTCGCACCGGCTTTACCTTCACCCTTGAGGCAACCGGCGATGGGCGCAGTAAGGTGAATATCACTCTGCAACTGACCGAACGCGTCTGGGTTGAGCAGCAGAACGGCGCATTACACATCACGCATCTGCCAGAACCAGCTATGCCGGAAAATGTTGAGCGCCCCTGGCAGTTGTATATCAAAGGCAAGCTGGTCAGCGAATGGAAAACATAGCGATAACCCTTATTCGCTGACGCGCTGTTTAGCCATCCCTGGGTAAACGGCATTCGATTGCCGCTTTTCTCCTGCAACGAGAAACTACTGCCATGAACGAGCAAATATTAGAAATCAAGCGCTTGCTGCGCAACATGGTCCGCATCGGCACTGTCGCCGCCGTCAATCTTGAGGCGGGCACCTGCCGGGTAAAGACCGGTGATAACACCACTGACTGGCTGCACTGGCTGACGGCCCGGGCGGGACGTACCCGCACCTGGAATGCGCCTTCGGTGGGTGAGCAGGTGTTGATTATGAGCCTGGGCGGCGAGCTGAACAGCGGCTTTGTTTTGCCCGGCGTGTTTTCGGATGCCAGCCCGGCGCCCTCGGCCTCTGCCGATGCGCTGCACTGCTCCTTTCCTGATGGGGCGGTTATTGAATACGAGCCTGAAACCGGCGCGCTGAGAGCCGAAGGGATTCAGACGGCGACGATCAAGGCAGCTGTCAAAATCCTGCTTGATACGCCAGAAGTGGAGTGCACCACGTTACTGAAAACCGCCACGCTGGAAGTGACCCAAGGCGGCACCATGAAGGGTGATGTGTCGCACAGCGGCGGCAGCTTCGCCTCCAACGGCAAAGTGCTGCATACGCACCAGCATCCGGGCGACAGCGGTGGCACCACTGGAGCACCATTATGACAACAGCACGCTACACCGGCATGAGCCGCGAAACAGGCGTAACCCTCGTTGAGCTGGAGCATATCCGCCAGTCCGTCCGTGACATTCTGACGACGCCGCTGGGATCGCGGGTGATGCGCCGTAACTACGGTTCACTGCTGTCGGCGCTAATCGACCAGCCGCAAAACGACAGGTTGCGCCTGCAAATCAAGTCGGCCTGCTATATGGCGATTCTGCAGTGGGAGCCGCGCATCAGCCTGACTGCCATTAATTTTGAATCTGCGTTTAACGGCGGGATGGTGGTGGAAATCACCGGCAACCGTGCGGATACCGCGCAGGATTTTTCGTTAACCGTCCCTGTGAGTTGAATCATGCCTACTATCGACCTGAGCCAGCTGCCTGCGCCAAACGTGGTGGAAACGCTGGACTATGAAACGCTGCTTGCGGAACGCAAAGCCACCTTGATTTCGCTCTATCCTGCAGACGAGCAGGCATCGGTTGCCCGGGTTCTGGCGCTGGAGTCCGACCCGCTGGTGAAACTCCTGCAGGAGAACGCCTACCGGGAAGTCATTCTGCGTCAGCGCATCAACGAGGCGGCCAAGGCGGTGATGGTGGCCTGGGCTAACGGCAGCGATTTGGATCAACTGGGCGCCAACAACGGCGTGACGCGGCTGATGCTGACGCCTGCGGATAATACCGCTACGCCGCCCGTCGAGGCGGTAATGGAGCGGGATGAAGACTTCCGCGCCCGCATTGCCGCCGCGTTCGAAGGGCTGAGTGTTGCGGGGCCATCCGGTGCTTACGAATTTCATGCACGCAGCGCCGATGGCCGCGTAGCCGATGCCTCGGCTATCAGTCCTTCTCCTGCCAGCGTCACGATTACCGTGCTGTCCCGCGAAGGCAACGGTGCGGCGGGCAGTGACCTGCTGGCGATCGTGAATGCCGCGCTAAATGATGAAGATGTTCGTCCGGTTGCCGATCGGGTCACCGTACAGTCGGCACAGATTGTGGATTACCGCGTTGACGCCACGCTGTATTTGTATCCCGGTCCCGAAGCGGAGCCCATCCGTGCCGCAGCCGAGGCGAAGCTCAAGGCATTTGTAAACACCCAGGCACGTTTAGGCCGCGATATTCGCAAGTCTGCGCTGTATGCCGCGCTACATGTAGAAGGTGTGCAGCGCGTCGAACTGGCCCAGCCGGTGGCCGATGTGGTGCTGGATAAAACTCAGGCCGCGTTCTGCACCGGCTACCAGATCACGGTAGGAGGTTCCGATGAGTAAACGCCTGCTGCCAACGGGTTCATCAGCCCTGGAAGTTGCCGCTGCCGAAGCCTGCGCAGCGCTGGAATCCATTCCTGTTCCTTTGCGCCAGTTATGGAATTCGCAGACCTGTCCGGTAGAGCTACTGCCCTATCTGGCCTGGGCCTGGTCGGTGGATCGTTGGGATTCGGGCTGGAGCGAAAGCACGAAACGCAGCGTGGTTGCTGCATCGGAATATATCCATAAACACAAAGGCACGATTGGGTCGCTGCGTCGAGTGGTGGAGCCACTGGGCTACCTGATTCGCATTAAGGAATGGTGGCAAACCAATGAAGCGCCCGGCACCTTTCGCCTTGATGTCGGCGTACTGGAAACCGGTATTACTGAAGCGATGTACAACGAGCTGGAGCGGCTGATTGCCGATGCCAAGCCGGTGAGTCGCCACCTGACTGGGTTATCCATCAACCTGGACAGCACCGGCACCGTTCCTGTTGCGGCCGCCAGTTACAGTGGCGATGAACTTACTGTTTACCCCTATACACCTGAAGTTATCACCGCAGGCGGTTCCGGTTACACCGGCGCAGCGGTCCATCTTATTGACCTGACGGAAGTGAGAGCATGACAACGAAATATTTTGCCCTACTGACCAATCAGGGCGCGGCAAAGCTGGCCAATGCCGCGGCCCTGGGAACCCAACTGCAGATTACCCAGATGGCGGTGGGTGACGGCGGCGGTGTTTTGCCTACGCCCGATCCTGCGCAGACCAAACTGGTTGGCGAAAAACGCCGTGCTGCGCTGAATTCACTGAAGGTGGATGCCGCGAACAGCAGCCAGATTATCGCTGAACAGATTATCCCTGAAGGCGAAGGCGGCTTCTGGATCCGTGAAATTGGCCTGTATGACGCCGATGGCGTTATGGTTGCCGTCGCGAACTGCGCGGAAACCTACAAGCCACAGCTGCAGGAAGGCAGCGGCCGTACCCAGACCGTGCGCATGATCCTGATCGTGAACAGCACCAGTGCCGTCACATTAAAGATTGATCCTTCGGTGGTGCTGGCCACGCGCCAGTATGTGGATGACAAAGTCATCGAAGTGAAAGCCTATACCGACGACGTGATGAAGAAGCATGTCGATGCGGCAAACCCTCATAGCCAGTATCTGCAAACGGCGAAAGCGCTGGCAGAAATTAAAGACGCGGGGCTGGTGGCGGAGGTTCTTAAAAACCTCGGTTTG